TGGGCTTCATCAACCCCGAGAACATCCTGACGTACGTGAGCTACTTGCCGGACATCGAGGACAGCCAGACCAAGCTCTGCGAGCTACTCCTGGGTGTGCGTCTTGGCCTGTCGAACATTCAAGGCTCGTCACTAGAGCGGGCAGTACGCTCTCTTGAGGAGACCATCGAGGGCCTAAAAGTACTGGCTTTCCAGGGTTCGTAAATACAAGTAGTTGAACTTCTCTCGGAAGTGCGCCACGTTCGTGGGGGATGATTCGCCGGACCCCTACTCGAGTGAAGGGAGGGTTGTATGCCCACCAACTCGTGTAGCTTTGCGTCTACGTGTGTATCTGGGGGTGTTGACGGCTTCTTCTGTCGACCATCCTCGCCGCAACCTGTTGAGGATATAGTCCGGGATTCTGTTGGAGCGATACCATTCAGCGAACGTCTTGGTTTCTCTTTCGTAAGTGAGAAGCCTAGACGTCCTTCTGTTTCTAGCTTGCTCTTCAGGAGTAGCCCAGCAGCAGTTGTTGGGACTGTATGGTCCGTTCACATCCTTTCGCTCAATCGAGTGTGTGGTACTAGGCCGTCGTCCCATGTCAGCCAGGAAGTTCTCGAAGCGCTGCCATCGTTTGCAGACCTTGATTCCTCTACCTCCGTAGTTTTCGTAGCCGATGACATTAGGGTTGTTGCACCGGTTGAGCATGGCCCTCCACGTTCGGTACTCAACCGTCTTGCCAGATTCTCCATGTGTTCGTCGGCGATTCGCCAGCCCTTCTTTGTGAAGGCATCCACACGAGGTAGTGCGACCGCTGAGAAGGTTGTTGGAGAGAACGAGCGTGGTCTTCCCGCAAGTACAATGGCATCGCCACTTGGCCCGCCTTTTGTTGGGCACTCTGTTCAGTACTGTGAGTCGGCCGAATACCATTCCGGCAAGGTTTTTGGGTGCAGGCATGATTCGTAGGTCTCCCGCAGAGTATTACATAAAATATTTGATGTGTCACCCTGACGGGTACACGGAAGAGGACATCAAGCACACGGTGCGAGAGCACCAACTTGACTGGCCTGGTGGTACTTACTTCATCAGGTTGAAACGGCGGGTGAAGCCACCCAAGCCCTTCTATCCAAACAACGACAGTCATCGTGCCTCCTACCGTTTCCTGACGGCGGAGAAGATTCACACGATGTTTCACAAGGACAGGGTGACGTTGGGAGCGCTCAAGCTCCTGAATACTCCGAGGGCGAAGGAAGCGCTCGAGTCGATGGTGCTGGTGGAAGACCACCCATCGACTATCTGTAGTCGGCTGGCGCATATGAAGTTCACCATCGACCCTGACATACTGCGTCGGTACCTCCACTTCTTCTTCAACCTATCTCTAGTGGACTCCACTGAGATGCGTGCACTGCTCAGGTTGCGTGTAGACAACATGATTGACGATGGTGACACCGTCATGCACCTCAAGGAGCGGGAGGCGATGAAGTCCGCAACGTACATGGACCCACGGCACAATGCGGCCAACTCTCCCATCCTTCCACTGGCTGGGATGATGAACCAGATACGTTATGGATTCTTGCCGTCGCAGGTGGACATGGCCAGAATCTTGAGGGCAGCTGAGTACGCAGCGGGCGTTCGTACTATTGAGTCACTGGCGGTGACTGGTCCCCAGTCTCCATCTCACGCTAGAGACTTTTCCATAGTGGCTCGGAACATGGGGGAGCTCTTGGAGATTGTTGGCAGCCCTGATGACCAGCTACAACGGGATGTCATGGCGATGCTTCTTGACACCGATAGCAGTCAGCCCCCATTAGTGGAGGTGTTGAGCGAGGGGCAGCACACGGCTGACATGCAACTACTGCGGGAGAGGAACGAAGAAGATGACTGAGCGTTATGTAGTCCCAGAAGAGTTCGACGAGTCGAACATCCCTGCGCAAGAGGCCAAGGTATGGGGAAAGGAAGGGGCGATGTCTCCTGAGCCTATGTTCTTCAAGCAAAAGGACTACAACTTCTTTCGGGTAGAGCACCGGATGGAGACAGATCGTAAGGGTCAGCAGAACCTGGTGGTTCACTTCTTCCTTCCGCGTAGTGTCAAACCCGATGAAGCCCACCCGTTGAGGAACTGGTGGCTAGTGACCTTCCCCAAGACTCTTGATGTGGTAGCAAGGAGCTACTTCGAGGCTGAGGCACCCAGGCTACAAGCGAAGTACACCACTGAGGTCGCTTCGTGGTGGTTCAAGGCTCAGGGGTACGGACACTTGCTGGACCCAGATGCATTCCTTCAAGCCTTTTTCGAGCAGCTTGACGGTACTTTTCACGCTCAAGCTGGTCCTCCTTCTGCCGCCACAGAGGCCATGGCATAAGGGTGAACTCGAGAGAGCGCTTGCTGTACTTGAAGTACTTGGCGCTCCACCCACAATCCTTCATGACTCCACGGATGATGCCATTGACACTACGGTGTAGTTCCTTCGGAGGAGCTTCAGTGAACCCGAAGGAGGCTCGGTGTTGGCCCGCCATGGCGTCCGTGTTCAACGTGTACCCACCATTGAAGTGTGGGCCACCAGCACTCAGCCAGCCCCAGGCTTGCTGTAGTGCTTCGATTGGGTCCTGAGTCTCTTGGAGATCGTCTGTGGGTGAACCAGCCATCGACTTCAGTAGCCTACCTCAAGTAGAGGAGGGTTACGAGGACCCATATGATGACACCTGGCACGAGGAAGAGATATGGAATCCCGAGCCTGCGATTGAGGAAGACCCCATCATCCTCAGGGAGGCCAAGAAGAAAGCTCCCAAGGTCAAGCAGGTTAAACCATCGACGTTCACTCATGGCGTCTTCAAGATGCCTACCGAGGATGGACTGACCTACGAGAAGTTCTCGTTTGATGGTCGCCGGCACCTCTACCGACCCTACAATACTGCAGCTACCCGCGTCTTGTTGTTCTGCGCTCGGCAGGTCGAGAAGTCGACCATGCTGGGGAACAAGGCGCTTTGCTATATGAGTCTCGTACAGGCATACCGAGTCTTGTACGTCAGTCCTTCAGCTACTCAGACCAAGACTTTCAGCAACGACCGTATCAAGGAGCCGATTGAGACCAGCCAGATACTCAAGCGGTTCACCACCAAGATGCTCTCGCAGAACATCTTGGAGAAGCAGTTCATCAACCGCTCGAAGATCACCATGCGGTACGCGTTCCTCAACGCTGACCGCGCTCGAGGCATCCCGGCTTGGATGCTGCAGCTCGATGAGATTCAGGATATCTTGAGGGACAACATCCCGGTCATCGAGCAGTGTACTGCCCACGCTCCCTCCGGCATGAAGCGATTCGTCTACGCCGGCACACCGAAGAGCTTGGATAACATCATCGAGGAGTATCGAGGCAACCAGAGTACACAGGGTGAGTGGGTTGTACCGTGCGAAGGTTGTAAAAACTGGAACATCCTGGGCGAGAAGAACATTGGGAAGAAGGGTCCTATCTGCGCCAAGTGTGGCAAGCTCATCAACCCGATGCACGAGCGGGCGCAATGGGCGTGGCAAGTAGCGTGGGACCCCATCAAGGCACCGTTCGAGAGCTACCGCATTCCTCAGCTCATGGTGCCATGGAAGGACTGGAACGAGATTCTGCTCGACTACGAGCGGTATCCCCGAGATAAGTTCTTCAACGAGGTCCTGGGTGTCAGCTATGAATCAGGGCTCCGTCCTCTGACGCAGGCGCAGATTCGAGCTTGTTGTAAAGACTACCAGATGGACGAGAAGACTCTGGATGCAATTCGTCCAAAGTCTCTGGGCCAACCCTTCTTCGCTGGCATCGACTGGGGGACTGGAGATGCTGCTTACACGGTGCTCACCATCGCTACCTACATCGATATGAAGTTCCGGGTGGTCTACATGCACCGGTACGTGGGTGAGGAGTCGGACCCAGAAATCCAGATTGTGAAGATCAACGAGATGCTGCATCGGTTCAACGTGCAGCTCATCGGGGCTGACTGGGGATTCGGTTTCGGGATGAACTCCAGGCTCATACGAGAGTTTGGGCCGCAGAGAGTTCACAAGTTTCAGTACATGGCTCGTATCAATGCTCGGTTGGCCTACGACGGGAAGATGGGGAGATGGAAGGTTCACCGTTCTGAGGTGATGGCTTCCATCTTCGATGCCATCAAGAAGAAGAAGTGTGAGTTCCCAAGGTGGGAAGACTTCCACAAGCCTCACGCCACCGACATGCTGAACATCTACTCCGAGTACAACGAGAAGCTCAGGATGATTGTGTATGACCACCGTCAGGGAAACCCAGACGATTCATTCCACAGCTTCCTGTACTGCTGGTTGGTGTCAATGCTGATGTTTCAGCGTCCCGACATCCTGTCCCCGAGTCGAGAGGACGAGGAGGGCAACACCATCAGTGGCTATCAGGGTCCTGTCGATCAAGGTTAGGGAGGTAGAGGTGGTTAATCAGCCGCTCGTAGACGTTCGTCTCCGCTTCGGGGATTACCTTGTTGGCTGCAGCCAAGTCCTCCCTCATCGTAACAAAGAGGTGGATGGCGAAGTTCAGATGCCTTCGGGAGGAGTTGAAGTAACCGTAGGCGGCTTCAAGGTCCTTCTCATAGACGAACCTGCCAATCGGGGAGTTTCGGTGTATCAGTTCCCCGAGTGTGAGGAAGGGGAGCCAGGGTTGTGGATTGTCGGTATACAACTCCGCGAGTTGAAAGAACTCCTTGTGGATACCGAAGAAGTGCCTGGTCCATTCAACAACTTCAGTGACTTCAGTCGGTGGCTTCTTGAGAGCGTCCTTGGCTTTGAGACAGAGGTCTTTGACTGACGCTTCGTCGTACTCGACTGGGGTTAGGTTGCACCCCGTCAGCATCCGTAGGCGGTTTATCTCTCTACGGTTGGACTGGGCGATAGCCTCAGCCCTCACGGAGATGGCGTAGACCTTGTGGATGCTTACTTTCTCGCTCTTCTTCTTGGCCCACTCCCGTACTTCGTCGATGTTATAGAACTGTTCACTGCCCAGCTTGCTGCCTTCTGGAAGGTAGGCTGCTAGAATACCTTCACGAGCATACCGCCGGACTTGCTGAGGAGTGACACCGAGGAGCTTCCCCGCCTCGTGGGCGTCAATCAAACCGTTTCTTCCCATGCGCTTTCGGAGCATGGTACTTCTTTTGTCAGATATTTCTAGGAGTTCTCATGTACGACCTGCCCTCACAGACACTCCTTCAGCAGTCTGCAGCTCGTCCAATCTCGGGAGAAGAGCTGGAAACCTTTGGAAAGCATGCAGCTAGCGGCTACTCCGGTGGCAAGTTCGGCACGCTGAACGATGCTGTGGTGGAGACGGTCAAGCACGCCGGTCTCAGCCCCGAGCAGGTCAAGCGGGTAGTAGAGTTCGCCAACACCAACGCCTTCCTCACCGAGTTCAAGAAGGAGAGTACGGCGGCGAAGTACGTGAGCTTCGAGGGTGGTCCGGCGGACCCCTCAGAGGTACTGAAGGACCTCAATGATGGCGGCGGCGGAACGGTCTTCGACCGTGGTGTCCAGGACTACAGTCATGGTCCCGAAGTCATCAAGGCTTCGTCCGTTGCCGCCGTTCCAACTAGCGGGTTGGAGAAAACGGCCAGTGTGCAGGAGCCGGTCAACGAGGCAGACGTCATCCTGGCCGAGGTGTTCAAGGCTGAGGACGCTCCCATCCCGTTCGAGAGTCCATTCCAGGATGTAGAGGACGCTCAGTACAAGCTTGCCTCCGCTCGTGACTCGGCCACAGCAAGTATCTCCGAGCTCGAGGTGCAGCTACTCGACACCAACCAGGAGCTCTACGGTTTGGTGAAGCAGGCGGTGATGGAGGACATCCCGCTCGGCCACATCCTCTCGGCCTGGTTCCAGGTACTCGAGCCACCACCGGAGTTGGTGAAGAGCGCCTTCGCCCTCATTGGCCCACGGCTCAAGGAAGAGGACGTGATGAGCTACGACCAGCTCGGCGCCTCACTCGAGAAGACGGCTAGTGTCAATCATTTGGCCAACGAGGACCATCCACTAGTCAGAACCTTCTCTGGGTACTGCGAAACGGTCATCAAGCTGGCGGAGCTCAGGGTAAGTAGGGATGAGATCATGGGTGGGCTGGAGAAGCTTGCCACCTTTCGACGTCTGGCGGAGCAGCACATTCAGGAGAACGCCTGATGAGCAATCCGGTCGAAGAGTACTTCGAGCTCAGGAAAGAGGGAGGCTACCTGGGAAACGTCTGGAAGGGGCTGACTTCTGCTGGTACTGGCGTGCAGCTTGGGCAAGACCTCCGTCACGGTGCAATGCAAACGGCGATGGTGGTGGGTTCAACGTTGGCCATCCCAGCCGCGCAGAAGGTAGTGGGCGCCTTGAGAAAGCGTCACGACTACAACCAGATGATGGACAACGACCCTGAGCTGCAGGGGTTGAAGGAGGATGACCCCAAGTTCTTCAACCAGTCCTACACATCTTTGCGCCGTGCCAACCCCAGCTTCGGAAGAGACCCGTTGATTGCCGGCGCCTACATGAAGAAGATGGTGGGAAACAGGGATGCAGCAGGACTTGCTCTTGCCGAGGCCATGCAGCAGAACCGTCCAGCGCATGAGCTGTCAATGGGTGTGAAGTCAGACCACTCCCCGTTCTCGCCGTCTATGAAACGTAAGTACTGATGCTCAAGGTCAGCACGTTCTCGGCACAGAATGAGCTGGGGTATGTAGCTGTTCCCTTGTTTGGTCCTGCTGACGGTGAGTTCGAGAAGAACGCGTCCGCCTCTCTTTTACCTCCAGTTCTCCAGTACATCGAGGGATTGAGACCGCAGACCAACTCTCAGTACGTCTTGGTCAATGCGATGGCGGCGGGGGAGTACTTCGGCTGCTTCCCGGCAGGCACGTTGATTGAAACGGCGGAGGGTGAGAAACCGATTGAGGAAATTGAACCAGGCGATGAGGTGCTGACGCACATGAATCGCTACAGACGTGTCAGAGCACGTAGTGTTCGTGACACCTCAGTGCTTTGCGACCTGTACGTTCAGGGGTTGCCAAGTACGGCTCCAGCATTGAGCGCAACGTCGAACCATGAGCTGCGTTCAGTCCTAAGGGATGACTTCATCCGCACAAAGCGTCGAATTATCTGGAAGGGGGATACTGACGCACCTGTTGAGTATCGGCGAGAGCGTGCGATAGCGGAGCTAGATTTCTCCTGGATTCCCATCTCCTTATTGCGGCCGGGCGATTACATTACTGAGCCGTTCCCACTGGAAGAGGATTCGGAAGCCCTTGGAGATGAGAAGTGGAACTGCCCAGAAGTCGCCTTCTTGATGGGACTGTACGCGGCAGAGGGTTGTATCGCATATCGCTACGACCGTGATGATGATAGGCCAGCATCCGTCATCTACGTGGTATCTGGGCATGAAGAGAGTACAGTTCAAGAAGCCCGTCGATGTGCTGAAGTACTTGAGCATGGTCTGCAGGACTATCCGAGTGAATCGGGTACCTCTATACGTTTGCAACTATGCTTCGCTGAGTTTTCTAGACTGTGCGTAGAGCACATTGGGACGCCCTCCACAGAGAAGAAGCTCAGTGATGCACTGTTGAGGATGCCGCATGAGTGGCAGCGGGTGTTTTTCGATGCTTACTCCGCCGGTGATGGGTGCGTCCGTGGGTTGGGTAAGGAGGAGGGAACCATCCGTTGTGTTTCTGCCTCGGCTCAGCTTCTTCGTAGTGTGCGCTTGCTTCTTGCACGTTTGGGGTTGGTCGCTTCCATCAGTGGTCGTCACAATAAGAAGGCTTCTTGGTACAATGGTAACCCTATCTTCGAGTTGAGTGTCAGTGGTGGGCAACTACGGGGGAGAGGAACGCCGAAGAGCTACTTGCATCCAGATGGCTTCATCCTCTCGGCGGTGAAGAAAGTTATTAGCTATGGTTGGCAAGGAGAGGTGTATGACCTGACGGTTGAAGGAGACCGCTCTTTCATTGCGAGCGGTGTTGCTGTACACAACTCGAATATCAATGGTGACCACTTCCCCGAGGCGGCGCTCATCCATGCGCCTCCTGGCTGGTCGGGCAACCCACTAACGGACAAGGTGCTGGCAAAGAGCTGGCCGTACGGGTTCCCCACCTTCTACAACGCTCACCCTTTCGCGCATCATCGGAACAAGGACCCCAGCCGAGCCTATGGGCAGGTAGAGCTCGCGCTGTGGAACGACCAGATGAAGCGAGTAGAGCTCGTAGTTCGGGTCGACTACGACAAGTGCTGCAACTTCGGTGGCGTTCCAGTTTGGGACAAGCTCAAGGAAGGTCAGTTCCCCGATGTCAGCATGGGTAGCAAGGTCCCGTTCGACACCAGCTCCATCACCCTGGACTGGAAGCTCTACAAGGAGGCTCACACTACCTTCAATGCGAAGAGGCACAAGCATCCTGGCCTTGCCGTCCTCGAGTTCCACAGGAAGCTCAAGGCGAAGAACGGAGTAGGAATCCCTGGTCTCAGCATCACCCGGGATGACTACGACGACTACTGCAAGAAGGCGATGAACCGCATCCTGCCCGATGGCAGGAAGGTCTTCGTCTACAACGACTACCCCCGCTTCTTCGACATCAGCTTCGTGTTCATTGGTGCCGACCGTACTAAAGGTAATACGTACGAGACGTGGGAGGGCGCCAAGAAGTGGGAGGAAGATCTACTTGCTGCAGGTAAGGACCCAGCTGTAGCTCGAGCTGAGCGGGACGCGGAGCTCCGTAGTACGAACCCAGAGATGTTTCTTCCTCCTGGGCAGAAGAAGAAGGCGCGCACTCCTTTTGGGTTCTTGCTCAACAAGAAGGCTGAGTTTGACTTCGTCGAGGCGCTGAAGACCGGTGCCGAGAAGAAGGAAGGCGAGATTAAGAAGGACCACGTCCCGAGCAACCTGACTTCCAAAGCAGTACCACTCCTGACCAAGAGCGAGCCGGACATCCCGGAGGACCTCATGAAGTTGCTCTCGTCAGTGACTGGGGACCAGGCGCTCAGCACCACCGCCGGTCTGGGCATGGTGATGAAGCCCAGGGAGTTTCAACGCATGTCTCTCATGCGTGGTGGTTGTTCACACCTGGCTGACACTTTAGACCAGAAGGGCATTCTATTTCCCAAGACCGAATCTGAGGGGTCGGAGGTGGAGCTCAGCCCAGATAAGTTCATGCCTGGTTTGGCTAGAAAACTGCTGCCATTGTTCGGAATGCGCTCAGCTTTGGGCCCGGCAATAGAACGCCGGATTATCATCATCTCAGAAGGTCCCAAGAAGGAAGAAAAGGTAGCTTCTTCCCATCCAGCAGAGGTACTCCGTAAGATTGGGGCTGCGTACAACGCTTACCGAACCCAGCTCATGGACATCGTCCCTAGCGCTCAAGACCTCATCGAGAAAACCGCATCGGTTGATGGGGAGCTAAAGAAGATTGCTTCAGTGTCGGCGGAGGAAGCGTTTACACCACTGTCGTATCAGTACTTGAGTGACGCCTACCTCGATGAGGTACCGTTTGCCTAAGGAGCATACCAGGTGGTAGAACAATCGTATCCAGGCATACGCCAGCGTGGAGAGGGGTTTCCCCTCAAGGAACACGTGGACGGGTTGAGGAAACACTAGACATCAGGAGACTGAACATGAACTCCCATCTCGCTCACATGTACAACACGCTCGGTGCCGGAGAGGCTGCAGCGGAAGAGCAGACCAAGGTCGCTTCTCTCGACCTCTTCGCCAAGGCTGCTGCTGCGGAGCAGATTCAACTGTCCGAACTCTCCCCCGAAGACCAGAACAATCTCTACAGCCAGTTCTGTGAGAAGCTCGCCCAGGAAGGCGAGGAGGGCGGGGAAGAAGGCGGAGAGAAGAAGTCTCCATTCCCTCCGAAGAAGAAAGAGGAGGAAGAGGAGAAGGAAGAGGAGAAGGAGTCCGCTGCTCGAGC